GCAACATCCTCTGCGAGAAAAAACACATCCGAAAATCCGGTTGGCCGAACCAAAGAATAGGATACGCCTTTATGGAGGACGGTCATTCCACGGATGGATTCTTGAAAATCCTTTGCCTTGAAAAGTTCCATCAATTCTTTAGCGTTCGCCTGTTCGCACAAATTGAAACTTAGAGTCTTTCCGTTCGACAAATGTATTTTTAGCAAGGGTGTTTCCCCTCTTGAGCTAACAGCCAATCGAAGGAAAGCCAATCCAATCCTAGCACAATCTCCAGGATTGGTCCAAAACCTACATCTGGATTACTTGCAACTGCTCGACAAACTTCGAATGTTTCAGTAGCAAAAACTCCCACTCATCGCGGGTTACCTGCTTTGTCGAATTCGGTCGAAAATGAAGAGAACCTTTCACCGATCGTTCGATATTCGCAGGAACCTCGATTTGGGTGGGAGGCACGGACGCTGGTACTCTCAGCCAATACATCACTCACCTCCCGTTAGTTTCCCGTTTTCCTACGTTTCTTTCCCCGTTCTGTCGCGACCGGAGGAGGTTCAGGAACCGGCTCTTTCTTTGCGGCAATCTCCTTCTCCAACCTTTCGGTCGAAATCGCAATGCTCGGAAGTGAATCTTCCGATTTCTTCACGCTGTCCAAAATCGGAATCGTGACCGGATGAGATTCCGACTTCGGAACTGGCGCTTCGACTACCTTCAGGATTTCGACTTTTGGAGTCGGTGGCAATGCTGGAATTTCTTTAGCGGGCTCCTCAAACGGAGCAAGCATCTCCACCCGGAATCCCTCGACTCCCTGGTAGTACCGGATTTCCTCTCTGTCGCCACAAACCTTGGACTGCCCCTTTACAAATTGACCATACTTCATGGAATTGTAAGTGGCACATCCAGTAAGGGTAATTCTAGCTAGAGCCATCTTGAGAGCTCCTTTCCACCAATCGACGGCGCTAGAAAAAATCAGACGCTCTTGCCGATGTTCTTTCCCTTGACCAGAGCGGTCGATTCCTCAAACTCAGTGGCGATCTTCGTAGTTATTGCGTATTGGTTAACGCCCTTGTAAATGTCCCTGTCCTTTTCAATTCGAATATCCCGACCGAGACCCACGATGAAATTCGCCATGTGTGTGAGAATGATTTGCGGATTTGCGGTATAGGTGACCTTGACCACCTGACCGTCCGTGATTGCCGATCCCCCACCGGAACGATGGATGAGGCCAGTGGTTGTGTTGACCACATAATCGGTGGTGTCGAGGTAGGGAGTGGTCGGGGCCGCACCGAGAGTGGATGGGGTCACAACGATCGTGTTGATCGGAGCGAATCGGAGAGCGACATCGGTCGTCCCCGCGAGAGTCACATGCTGCACCACTTGAGGAAGGAACTGCATCAGGGGGACTTCGACGATGGGAATCCCAAATGGGCGCTGGCCCGCTCCACCAGCAGAAGCATCACCTAGCGCGGTCGCACGGGTGGACAGCTTCTCGTAGTAGAGCTGCGCCAGATCCGGACTCACGAAGAAACGAAGGTCGCCACGGTTCCGGCGGAACTTGGTGGGCAGAGCTCGCAGCATGGACCCGAACACGCTGAGACCGATGTTCGCCCCAGCGGCATCGTACACGTTCCCGGAATCCGCCAAACGGTTCCAGCCATTGAACAGGCCAAGGAAGCTGTCCTTGACGTACTTCGCGGTGTCTCCACCATCCCGATAGTCGGATTCGAGAATAGCGGGAGCTATGGTGTCACCGAACAGGAACAGTTCCTCGAGATCATTGGCGACCTGTCGAGCCATAAGCTGGATCACGGTATTCTCAACCGCGTCACCTTCCAGGTTGATCTCCCGGAACTCATCCGAGATTTCGAACGGGGTGATGACCGTCCTGGGGGTCAAGGTCACCTTCGACGTGGTGATCCCGCGACGAAGACCAGGATCCTGGGCTTCGGCCTTGGGGAAGGTCACTCGACGACCGATCCCGATCTTGTCGATCTCCAGAGACTCCTCACGGAAGCGGATCGTCCGCGCATTGTTCCGGAGAACCGTCTGGTCGATGACGTAATCCAGGAACTTCTCGGACTGCGCCGGGTTGAGTTTGCCCGCAGAAGCGATCGCGTCGGTGGTGATTACTGCTTTCTGGACCAGTTCATCATTGCTTACTTTTGACATTGCTCACTCCTCCGATTTTCGAAAATGGATTTCGGTTCAAACCACATTCCACAAATCCTACAGAACTCCAGTCCAAAACGACTTCTTGGTTTCCTTCTTGTCCGTCCCACCCTCGCCCTCGACCGACTTGGAAGGCTGACGAGACTTCTCGATATCCTCGAGTTTCTTCGTCGTCTCCTCCAATTTTGCTCTCGTCTCGGTCAATTCGGATTCCAACTTCTCGACGTTCGGATCCTTCTCCGATTTCTGATCCATCTGTTTTTCTCCTTCTTGTTTTACTACATTGGAAGGTTTGAACGAATCGACAATCGACTTCATCGCCGCAACATCGATCTCCCCAAGCAACTTCAGAAGATCGATAGCCGTCTTTTTGAGAGATTCCGTTCTGCTGGGCGTGAACCTTTTTGACTTCTGGATCTCATCTTCGTTCTCTTGCTGGAGATCCTTCGAAACATTCGATTCACCATCCGACTTCTTGGCCTCGAGCCAGGAGACAATTTCCTTTACTGCCTCTTTCGGAGCTCCCTTCATGTTCCGAAGGATAGCAGCAAAGGCAGCAGGATTCATCCCTTTTTCTTCCTCGGACTTCTTCGAATTCTTTCTCTTCGTTTCCTCTTCGTCTTCTCCGTCTTCTCCGCAAGCCTTCTTCTTGTCCTCGTCCTTCGAACCACCGCACGCCTTTTCCGCATCAACCTTTTCGGGTTCAGTTAGCTCTACTTCCTTCTTCGGTTCGTCCTTCGAAATTTCCGGATTCGGAGTTTCAACCTTTTCCGGATTTTCCGATTTCTGGACCACTTCGTCCTTCACAGTCTCGTCCATGTTTCCCTCCAATCGTTTAACGACAAGAAAACTCCGAAGATTCGCCGCACGATCCACCAAACTAACTTCACGAACTTTCACGTCCAACATTCTTCTTGTTGGTTTCAATTCTTCTTTTTGTTCCATATTTGACTCCGAATACAACAAAAAAAGAATGGATGGGCAACATCCATTCGTTCGCAATGAGACTGCGAAGAACTACATTCCAAATACTGGAATGAATTCACCTAGATTGTCAAGAATTTCTGACAGCCATAACGAGAGCACTTCCAGCGATTGAAAATCCAGTAATTTCTCCAGACTTGATTTTCTTCCAAATTTGGTCATCTAAAACTCGGCAAGTCATGAGCCAAGTTCCTTCTTTCACTTCCTCATTCCCAAACTTCATTTCGGATGGTGCAATCCAAGATTCTACGAGCTCAACCCCAATCTTCCCAAACATCGTGTGAAGAAGACCCATCTGGGTTTCTAGATTGTATCCGGAAAGAAAATTGTGCGCGGCTCGCTCAATGACTTCCGAGCTGATAATATCCCCCTGCCCATCCACCGTCTCAGGCTCAAGAATAATTCCAGTAACCAATCGTTTTTCTTCTTGTTTTTTCAAAATGGGCATCTCTGCCCGAACTTCCGCCAAATAGGTTTCCTCGTCCGACTTCTGAACCTTCTCGTCTTTCTGATCTTCCAACATTCTCCTCGCCCTTTCCTGTAACTTCGTTTTCAATTCCTCGGGAATTCCAGCTTGAGGAATTCTGGCAATCGCGTTCCGGAGATGAGGAAGATCGATTTTCCCATCCTTGTCCTTGTACGGAAAATGGCGAAGAGTTCTCGGAACCGTTTTTCCCTCTCCGTCCTTCTTTCCTCCAGATTCCACATAAAGAAAAGCAGAATCAGGCAAATCATTCACATAAGAAGTTGGCCAAAGTGCCTTTCCGGCATCTTCCATTTCTAAGGATTTTCGAATTCTAACCTCGTCTGGGGTACACGAAGTGCGCTTTCTGGTCATGACGGTTTCCTTTCAAATACCCGTTTCAAATCATTTTTGTCCAAGACGACGGTTATCACACATCGACACCGGCCATGAAACGGAGGTAGAGCAACTCCAGATTCGGCCAATTTGTCAGAATCCGATTTTGAAACCTGACCTTTGCTTGGAGAAATATCCTTCAGTTCTTCCGCACTTATCCAAGGATGCGCCTTCTTCACAGCATCGGGGGTTTTCGCTTTCAGTTCCGCATTCGCAATTCCCATTCCCTGTTCGACCGTAAATTGCTTCCCGTTCATGTGGGAACAAACTGGACAAGTTCTGCTGTCCATAGGATTCACGATCTCGTATTTGGAAACCTCGAGATCCACCATTGTCCGTAGGTGTCCATGAGACCTGGCAGTAGTTACAGCATTCGCTACGATCATTTCAAAATACTGTGCAGAGCTCCCACCAAACCCAAACGGAGTTTTGACCCAACCCAACTTTTCAAAGATCAACTGTCGAAGCATATTCGCCGCAATGTCCCTTCCGAGACCAGCCTCCAACATGACCTTCGTCGCCACATCTTTGATGGAATCCGAGATGTTTTTATCGTAGTGCTCCCCGATCCAAAATAGTTGCTCCCGGGTCAACGCCTCCACAGCTCTCCGATCCACCAAATCAAAATCAGGCTCGATCCCAAAAGAAAAACCACCCCCAGCCTTCTGTACAGGTTCGAACAATGGAACTTCACCTTCTCGATACGCAAGGGAAAACTTCGTCCCGGTTCGAACCTTTTTCCAAAGTGCATTCCGAGAAAGATAGTATACTTTGGCGAAATCTTTAGAGTAACGAGATTTGACCTTCGGAAACCACCGACCCATTACGATCCCGACCGCTCTCTCAATCCCAGCGGCCTTTCCCCCACCAACAAACGAAGCCCTGGCCGCGAGTGCCGCGGACTCTCGGAGAGCTTCCCACTCAGACCAAATGTACTTCCGAAGCTGAATTTCGATCCGAGCGATCTGCGAAACCTCAGAAATCTTGAGTGCCTTGATCAGCAAAGCATCAATGACCTGAAGTTTTCCAGAAAGAGATACGATATCAGTCTGTTCCGTGGTCATGACATGAACCTTCCGTCGCATCCTGCCATTCCTTCTCTAGCCTCTCGCGCACTCGAAGTGCCATTGACAAAAAGTCTTCTTCTTTCAATCTCTTGATCGCAGTTACCTGCTGCCCAGGTTCAGTCGGATCCGCCTTGTTTTTCACCGCTTCCGCCATGAGCATCGAAAAAGGAAGATCCGCTGGAAAGTCCTTCGGGAATTGCGGCAACTCATCACCCAAAATTTCCTCGAGCATATTCCGAGCGATTCTAGGAGTCATTCCTCCCGTCTTCTCCGCTCCACTCAGAATCGCGACGAGTTGCGTGTTGTCCGTCGTATTCGGAGAATTCGAACGAAACCGATGATACTGAATTCCCATCTCCGGAAAAAACAAACGATTCATCGTCGAGTCAAATTCTTCTCGCTCCGGAGCAAATACCTGCTCGTCCGCAAGTTTCCGCGCAGTCTCGGCGGTAGCTCGATTCAAATCCTCAGTTGCTCCGAGAAGAATCGACGGAATTCGGAACGAACGACGAATCTTCGCCTGATTGTTCTTCTGATAGTTCTGAAAGAGCTCATCCTGAATTTGCTCTTTAGTCAACGGTTTGATGTCCAATTTCACATTTCCCGAATCTTCAGCATTGGTCAACATCTCCATCGATTCGGCTTCGATGATGAGAAACTTAGAATAATTGTCAGATCCCTGAATCTGGGATTCGACAAAGCTTTCAATTCTTTTAATCGTTCCGTCTGTCAATTGCCCATTCGAAACGAGCAAAGCCATCGACGGAATATTGTTGTTTCTGAACGTGATATAGTTGATCTCTTCTGCCGACCGATCTCCGAAAATAGAAAGAAGATTCCCGATAAAACGAGGCATCCCATACGGAGAACGAGAACAATAAAGCGACATGTGGAAAACTTCATTCGCTTTTTTGTCCTCCGGGAATTTCGAAACTTCCGATTCTGGAACTACGAATCCAGTCTCGTTATCGTAAACCCGAGGATCACCAAATTCCTTGAACCATCGAAGCGCGTAATTCGAAGAGATCGAAAGGTTTCGATAATACACCGATTTCGATTGTGCGTGCATTCGAAACCTAGACCACACCTTTATGTTCCGAATTTCCACAGATCCATCGAGTTGAAGTTCGAGAATCTTCATATCGGCTTGAATGGGTTCTTTGTCAACAGGGCCAAGTCTCATCTGGTACGCCGGAATATGATTGAACCCCTGGATGCGACCAGAGATACTACGCACGATCTCAAACCAAGCATTTCCGGTCGTCTCGAGATCCCTTCTTACCTTCTTTCGAAATGCCAAAAAGGAATCTTTCAAGCAAGCATATGAAAAGAAATTTTGCAAATAGACCATTTCAGCATCTATCGACTTTTTTAGATCCTTTGGAATATCTGGATCATCCATTTGCAAACGAGAAACAAATCGATATCCATATCCATCAATATTTGCTGCCATAGCTTCGATACACGGACTGAGCTCCGAATTGTTCTCTGGAAGCATAGAAAGAGTCATAAGATCAAATGGTGGTTCCAGAACGCGCCCTTCCCGAACCAACATTTCAAATGGATCATCGGAAGCGGTTTTCGTCTTTCCGTCCATCTCGATAATTCGATCTTCCTGCTTTCTCAACGGAATGACGATTGCTCGAAGGGCTTGCTTGTTGGAACGATTCCCACCAGAAACCGACTCCTTCAATGCTGTATCCGACATGGTTTTCTCCCTTTACAGAATTCCCGGCTCGTATTCTCTTCTCTTCCTATGCCGTTTCATCTTACGTGCCCGAATCGCAATGTCAAACGCATCCAGACCATCCTTGAAACGCGCAGTCGGGAAAAGAACAAATTGCTCGACCAGTTTTCCCATGTTCTTTCTAAAAAAAACTCTTTTGGATTCGAACATTGGAGAAAGTTTCCAAGCTCGAGTCATCTTGTCCTTATCGGTGAAAATAGGAATGATTCGAAGGCCAGCAACTTCGTCCTCACCATCACGAACCTCTTCTTGCAAAACCTTCTGATACGCATTCCCTTCAATTCCACACCGAACAGGATCCCACTTTCTGAAAAGTTCCGAAGTTCTCCCCTTCTGTTTCACGAAAGAGATGTGCTCCATCAAATAGTCAAGAACATAGATTCGTCCAGATTTATCTTCGCCTATAATTACGATCGCGAATTGATCGTTTTTGTCGTTTTCCGTTACTGCAAGATCAACACCCATGAAAATAGAAAGACCAGAAGGAACGTCTTCGTCTTTTATGATTTGACAATCATCATAATGAAAAACTTCTCCCTTCATCCCATCTGTCTTCACTTGATACTGCGAATCAAAAATAAGCATCCCAACAGTTTCGCGCTTCTCGATGAAGTAGTCTTTTGAATAAACTTCCGGCCAAGCCGATTGCTCATATTCATCTAATGCTGGAATAATCTGAGTATGCCCCTTGAATTCCTGTTCCATCAAAGTACCGTAAAGGTCCTCATGATGGTAACGAGTTCCGAGAATGTGATGTTCTCCTCGAAATTTCACCTTCGGATCTGGAGGCATCAAACAAGGATCAAGCGTTTTGTAAAACCAAGTGAAAATCTTATCTCGTGCGTGTTTCGTATAAGAATTATCTTCATCAACCAAATCGTCAGAAATAACAACGTCAAAATGTTTAGAAACCACCACCGATTCTGGGCTCATGGTGGTAATGCTTGCCTCTTTCGTTTTCATCGTTCGTGGCAAAACTTCGATTTCTTTCTGATCCCACTTTGTCACCTTTCTGGGATCAAAATACGTTCCGAAGATTTCCTCGAGTTTTTTATTTCCTTCAAAATGACCTTTGATCTCCTTCAAAAACGATCCAGCATTTGTAGCAGATTTGCTTGTCAACGCAATTCGAAGATTTGGATTGCAAAGAAGATAATAAATCACTTTGACCACAGTACACATTGTTGTTTTTCCAGATCCTCGAAACACCAACTGTAAACTTCGAGGGTTGTCAATCTGAAATTTCAACATTGCCAAATGGTGTGGTGCCGCTAGATAACCCAAAACCTCTGTTGCTAAAATATCAACTCTTCCATATTCCAGAACGGCTCTGCGAATTACCTCGTTCGTCTTTTCTCGATAGTGGGAATAGAGTCTAACGAGCTCCCCGCGACCCGATGTTTGGAGCGAAGAACCTGTTTCTAAAATCGGAAGGACATTTCCGCCACGTTTGACTTTCATTTCAAAATTGCCGATTGCCACTCACAAGGATCTTGCAGGTTTCACCACCAGCCATTCCACCAGTGACCGCAACAATGACCTTCAAACCATAGGTCTTCACTGTTGCGACCCAAGGAATCCCGGCACCCTTGGCCGAAAACGTATAACCAGAACCGTGAGCGACCACAAACTTTGTTGCCTCTTGCGACCAGAAAAGAATGCTCACCGCTGGATTGCTGCTCGTTTGCGGAATGACCTGAATTGTCAGATCATCGAGCTCTACCGTATTGAGCGCAAGAAGCGGATCGATCAACGGCAAGCTATCGTCCGCAGTCACATTTCGGTAAAGCGAAAATCCAGGAGCTTTCTCGATCGACGTATTCGGATTTGCCATTGTTGCCCCTAAAAGGCGAGCCTTTCGTCAAAAGATTTCCCATCTGGGGGGGTAGATGGAAAGTTTCTCGAGTCGAAAGGCTCGCTCAAGCTAGTGTCTTACTGAGCACACTCGTAGTACACGATCTCGGCTGACACGTTCAGATCGGTATCCGCACCGAGACTGAATCCATTCGACAGCGGGGTGATGCCGGTGGCAGACGCCACGAGCGAAATGTCCGTGGTCCCCGCTCCGGAATCCACCACCTTCTGCATCGAGGCATCGGCCATCCCCTCAAACCAAACCGCCTTGCAGTTTCCAGTCACGTTCCACAGCTTCACGGAACGAGGGCGGAACCCAACAGTCCGCACTTCCTTCGACGAACCCGTACCGATGAAACTCCCGCTCACAACTTGCACGCCTGAAGCCATATCACACCTCCTCGGTAGTGTTGTCTCTTGACAGTTCGGACAACGGCTCTATTGCCGAACCTGCATCCGATTGGATGCTCGAGACGTGGTTTTTACAAGCCATCGAAATATTCTCCACACAAACAGAACACACCCGGAGTCCATGTTCCGGGAAAACAATAGCAAAGTCAAGTTCTACTTGACAGACAGAACACTTGAATTTGAATCTCTTCCCCTCACTATCTGGAACCCAAATTGTCCAATGCGCGACTTGATTTTCCGGATCCACAATTCCCTCCTCATTACTTTTTCAGCATAGAATCTGCTAATAAAACAGAATCTTCCATCCACCCATCGATCACTTCCTGAATCCTACTGTACGGAATTCCCGAAATTCCATAAAGCGTTCTCGTTCGATAAGACCCATAAGCAATCCAGAGTTCAAGGGTCGCAATTTTGTTGTTCAGGTCGGAGGGAAAAGGCCACATTTTATAGTACATCCACCCACCAAAGACAGCCCCCAAATATTCTTCTGCTCGATCCGGATATTTTCCGTAGATCCATTTCTCCATCGCGATCGACATTCCGTATCCGCGAAGTTCGAGAATTGTTCTCTCTTTGGAGGACCACGGAAAAAAAGAAAATATAGCTGCGAAAAGAGAACTTGCACCACAGAGGACATTGAATGGGAAAAACAAAATCGAAAAAACTAACCAGATCAGGCCATACCATTGGGGAGAAAAATATTTTTGGTAGAAAGAAAACGAACCAAGTTCTTGACGATCCCACATATGAATAAATTCGTGAGCAAGAATATAGCAAGATTCCTTGCTGCCCTGAACAAAATTGTCATCAACGTAGATCGTTTGACCAATCGTTATCGATCTATTCTTCAGTTTCAAAAGCCGAAAAAGCCAAAACTCTCTTAGATTACGAATCCGGAATCCTCGAAATTCCAATAGGGCGAGAACAACCAATCTCTCATATAACTCCTGCCAATTTTGACTCGACATGTTTATCCCTCCACCACAATCTCCAAAATATCCAACGCCACCCGTCGATACTCACAGTATCAAATCCCCAGCCACGATTGCCAACCTTTCTCTTCCGAACTCCAATTTCCCCAAATCCAATTCTGAAAACAGACCAGCGGATCGTTCTCATTCTCGTATCCTATTTCCAATTCCGACTACTTCAGTTGACTCTAATTCTCCAGCAAAATATCGGAAAATATGTTCGATTGCCACACGGACATCTGTGAAAATATAGATGTCCGAACGAATCTCCTGAATCGCCTTTGTTACATACTCAAAATTCTTGAGTTCAAAATCTACCCCGATCCACATCTGTTTGTTCCACCGAAGAATACTTCCGAGCTCCAGATAATCAGACCAATCTGAATCCTTGGAAATCCAGCAAAACACACCATCGACAACCCGAAGAACCTTTTCCTTCCATGCCACAAACTCGAAAAAAGAAATCTTCTTTCCAAACCCGCTGGCATAGATGGCAACGGGAAGCGTGCGAACCCTATCTATCAACTTCGTCTGCCAACCAATGGATTCCAGATTGCGAGAACCACAAATGTACACCGAACACTCAAACGAAAGACCAAGATGACCACGGTCATCAGGAGAAACCACCCAACAAGAAATCGTCCCCTCATCCATTCTCATCTCCCCGATCGGGTTTATAACGAAGAAATCCCGGCCTTCCCGCATGAACACGACTGATCTTGGCCTTATGGTGCTTCTCTAATTCCGGACGATCGATATTAATCGGTTTGGGAATAGTCCGATATATTGATGGATTATCGACTTCCGAAAGAGATTGATTCTGAAATGTTTGCATGATTCGTTCCAAGACCACTTCTTCATTCGCCACAGAATCTCGCAAATCCTCATCCCTCATTTTGTTTGTCCGAATCTCGTCCCGGGTCTCTTGCCGAACCGCATCACTCTTCTTTCCAAATCTCTCGAGAATACCCAGCTCTTGTCCCTTCTCGATGATCTTGTCCTCGATATCCGACTTTGCCTTAATCGCATTCAGCAAAGAAGCATCCCCCTTTGCTGTTCCATCATTCGGCATTCTATCGATGAGCTTGTTCAGCGCAGCCAAGCATTTCTTCTGCTCGACAACGTACTCAGAATAGATTTCCTCTTTTGACTTCGCCTTCCATTTTTTGGCCTGTAATTTGCAACACTCCTTCTGAACCCCGGCGAACTCGTCTTGGTTGAGCTTGAGAATCTTTCTGCAATCCTCGAATGTTTTTCCCAACTCCAATAAAGCAAGCATCTTTCTGACATGATAAGACAGTTCCGACATTCTCGAGCTCCTCCCTAGTCATCCCGGCGAATGGCCGAGACTCCAGATATAGACCATTGGAAGCTCTCCTGCAATCTTTGAAATGCAAGAGTCAACTCCATTCCCAAAGGAATCTCCATTGCCAGAAACGCAGCAAACTCGATATACCTTCTCCGAATCATCTCGCACTGCACCTGTTCTTCCTTCCCGGCACCGACCCGGCAAGGAAACATATTTTCAATGTGGGACAACAAAACCATTCCCAACCTCCAGTCCCCACCCAAGTCAATATAATTTTCAGCACTC